AAAGTTAAAGTTCTATAAAATCCTCCAAGAGTGCAGAAGCATCATCAATATGCCCTGTACCCCGAAGACGTTTCATTTGGGCAGTACGTTTTGATTTTGAATCCTTTGTTATACCGCTACCCGCTCTGACTACTCTAGGCTTGTTTTGTAACTTCTTGGATCGAACATCTGTCTTTTGAAGTTGATCGTATTTTTTGGCCTTGAGTAGAACCAGAATGGATCGGTGGTCTATCAATGAATCTAATTCTTCTTTTTGAAAACCTTGTTCCATCGCGTAAGCGCGAATGCCATTAGACAAGTCTTTTTGCTTTTCAGGATTACCCCAGTCAGGAAGCGCCTCTACTAGAGCCGTGTGTTCCTTTTGCATAATGCCTTTATGCTCTTCCTGCGATTGCATTGCTTGGCGCTGTTGCGCCATTTGCTGCTCACGCTGGATTCCCTGAACCTTCTCCTGAGCCTCGCGAAATTCCTCTCGTCGAGTCACATACTCAATTGGGTCTCTACCTTTTAGGGCTTCCCAATCTACGTTAGCAAACTTATCAAGGTTCCCCATGGAACCCTCCATCATGGATTGTAAGGCTTGGACGTACTGATTTCTTTCGGCCTGAATCTGTTGGTATTCTTGCGCCATGTTTTGTTTCATGGCATCGAATTCCTTTCGTTGTTCAGCAACCTCTTGAGTTTTTTTGGTGTAATCTGACTGGCGACTATAGCCTTTCAGAAGTTCGTCAAAGGTTACCTCAACCTCTGCTCCATCAACAGTGAGGGCATAGAGTTCGGGTTCTTCTTCTACTCCTTCGTCAGACTCTTCAGATTCCTCTTCGGCTGATGCCTCTAATTCTTCCTCAGATTCCTCTTCCAATGATTCGTCTTGAGTTTCCTCAGTAGACTCTTCCTCTTCGGTAGGTGCGGCCTCCTCATCTTTTGGTTTCTCCTCTTCAGGTTCCATTAGGCTGAGTAGTGCCTCTTGCGCTTCTGTAACACTTCCCCCTAGCGCGGGGGTTGGTTGTAAACCACTAGGTTGCGGGGCAGTTTGCGTATCCGCCATAATAAAATTCCTCTTAAATGAATGGATGTTGCTTGTCTAGGATATCATTCATGCGTCCAGTTTCAACTATGGACGATATATGTGCATGAATCCTATCAAGCAGTCTCATTGCAAGCCAGATTGATTCTCTGGCTTCAACTTCTGGTGAACCACTGACTTCCCAACGGTTCAATAAATCTTTCTTCAGTACATCAAATGCTTCATTAAATAATGGGTCATTAAGGAGAGTATTGGCCCTTCTCAACTTTTCTTCCTTCGTCATGTGGCTCCTATGGCTACGGCGCGGTTCTGTTCACGCTCAAGGTTTAATTCTGCTGCTTTCAACTTGGAGTCTACCGCCAACTTCTGGTATTCCTGTTGAATCTTCTGAGCCTTGAGTTGAACTTCAGCGGCCTTGATGTCTAACTCCTTGTTCTTCACCTGCATCTCCATTTGTTCTGGTGATGGGCCTTCATTAGTCTCTGGAGGTAGTTTAGATGGGTCTGTCAAGAAATCGTCCACATTCTGGAATCCCATAGCCTTGACGAGAGAAGCGCCAAGGTTGTAGATGTTCTGTTCTGTAACGATAGGCAGACCGCCTTTCATGGCTTCTGATGCGAACTGGATCATCTGGGAAAGATGTACCATCTGCTGGTCCTTGTTGCCGCTTCCAAGAGCGACAGAAACCGTACAATCATACTTGTCCTTCCAAACATCCGGCCTTACCGGAACCCACTCGTTACGAAGCATCACCACTCTTTCCTTGTCTTGATGCTTGTACAGTAATTGATAAATAACAATCATTAAATCCTTTACGCCAGTCTCCGCAAAGTTCCTAGCAACCAGTTCCAACCTGCTCTGTGCTGCATTCATAACAGCGTTGACAGCAGTAGCCGTGGTGTGAGAGGTTAGGGCGTTCTCATCCAAGCCTTGGGACATTCTGGACACACCTGCCCGGTTTTCCCTGACGTTATCCAAGTATTCCAACATCTGGAACGAGTAAGGCTCAAGCGGTGGAGTGCTAAGGGGCATCACTGCATTAGGGCTTTTTACACGCACTATGCCACCCGGTCTTTGCGTGAGGAGGTCATCAAGATTAGCCTGACCCTCTAAGACAGCCATTCTGCCGAAGTTCTGGTTGTACATATTATCCATGAGGTTACGCATTAGCGTACTCTTCATAAGTTGCAAATCCATTACGAGATCAGCAATTGACAACCCAAAGAATTTATGAGGAATCTTTACCGGAGTAATGGAAACAAACGGGATGCTATCTACCTCATCATTCTCCAGAACATAACTTCCTACTAGACAGATTTTCCTTAGTTCCGTGAGGCCATCTCCATTAAAATCAGTCTTTATAAAACATTCATATAACCAATAGGTGCGTAATCCTTCTTCTCCGTAGGCGTCATCCCCACCCCAGCCTTCCCAATAGTTGGCTGATTTGTCAAACTGGTACCGCTCTAGGCGTTCAGCCGAGAACGCGGTCATGTCATCTCCGCCCCCTCCTAAATCCTCTGGATCAAGGTTTTGGTCCGGGTACATCTCCCTTAGTTCAGAAAGGGTCTTCAAGACGCGATGGCAAACGAACCTAGCGTCCTGTATATTCTTGGCTTCTCTGGAGATAAGGAACTCTGCGGGAGGTATGTTCTCTATCTTGACGCGACCATCCTTCTCCTTGCGCTTAATAACTAGGTCATGTCTTTTTTCTACCTTCTGGCCTACCAGATCAGGAACCTCAATCTCTTCCTCGGTATGCTCTACGACCTCTACGTTGTCATCAGATATGACCGCCTCTAGTTCAATATCCAGAAGATTGTGATATTCCTCCCTAACTACCTCCTCTATTTCATCCCACCAGACCTTAACTATGCCATTCTTGCTTAAAAGAGCATCCGTGAACCAAGAATAGAGTATTTCCCACCCGGGGTTGTCCTTGGTAAACACGTAATTAACGTAATCAGAGGCTTGTGAGGCCATTTTTACGTCTTCGGGACCATGGGGGGAAAATCTTACCATTTCGTCCCCAGAGGCGAATACACGCATCAGGGAAGGCTTTATCCACTCTATTGTGTCTTGAACCGTGGAATCCACGTACTGAGAGCGTCCATCTACCTCATTTCCAAAGGGTAGGCCATAGTAATACTTCATAGCCATTTCTCTCTGGGTAGAAATGGTGTCTCCCATGTAACCAAGGGAGGTGGTAATTTCTCCCTTTATTCTGCTTACCAGTTCTTCTTCACTTAGTTTTTCAGCCATCAAATAATCCCATAGTTTCTATACTCTATTTCATTAGTCCATGTTGGGTCTGTACCAGACACAGCGAATCTAGCAGACATTGCAGCGTATCTGGTGGCGCTCATAAGGTCATCCCTGAGAGGCACTATTTTCCCCTCTTTTCGGTGATACATCCTGAACTCTTCCCACCAATCACCCAAAGTAGAGAACACATGGAATTTTTCGTTCTCCATGAGTTGCAACATCGCCATAATGCCCTCTTCAATTGAGTTTCCACCCTTCTTTTCCCCTAAAGCGGGAGGGTTTTCAAAGTGGAAGGGGAGCATATTGCATCCTAACTGTCTATATTGGTCTGCAAGCCCCGGATTTCCCATGGAATCACGTCTATTGCCGTCGTGAGGCCATGCAATAGGGATAAAATGGGGTCTGGTGCGTATTACCCCTGCATGGACCGCTGGAGAGGCTTTTGACTGCCTATAAGCGTCATACACGTAATATTCGTCCTCATCCCGGTCCCATGCCAGCCATGCACAAGCAGTAGGGTGGTCAAACCCGAAATCTATCCCACAAATACGCGGCCAGTGGTTCGGTATGGTAATAGGATCAATTATCAACTTCTCTTCCGAGAGGGGGAAGACCAATCCTGAACCAATTGAGGGTCGTCCGTATCTTCTCATTTCTCTCTCATGTGGAGAATATGAGGATAGAATCTGCTCCATCACTGCTTCATTCAAATGCCCACGATTTCCTTTCATGGACATAACCTTCTCTGACGCATCGTCCCACGTTGCGTTGTTCAGGGACTGGCCTGATTTAAGGTTGTTCATAAACGAGGCGACTGTCTCAGTCATCCCGCTTTCAGGGGTGAAGGTCATATAGACCATCCCCTTCCGGTCTAATGTTCGAGTAACTGCTTGGCTATAAAGGTCTCTTGATGGTTCCTCGTCTAACCATATGCAGTCCACAGAACGGCCCTGCCACTTCTCTACACCCATTTCATAGGCTTTGAAGAATAAAGAAGAGTTCCCCCCGGAAACGTGTTTTATAAGAGCCACGCTCTTTGCGTTGGGTACACCCGGTTTTCTCTCGGTTTTTATTATATTTTTTCGAGGTATAGTACCTGATCCAAACGCATCCGGGTCATCTGGGGAACCCAGTAATTCAAATTGGACGATATCTCTCGTTGTTTCGTTGGATATACCGCCAGCCCAAGCCACAATGGGTTGGGTGAATCTTCTTCCTTTCCACCAAGGTGGATACAATCCTGTACAGTGGTAGGACATCTCAGAACTTCCACAATACGATTTTCCAATTCTGTTAGCAGCCATTAAAAGGCGTTGGTTACATAACGCCCCTGTTTCATGGAATGCCTGTTGATAGGGGTAAGGGTCGTAATAGTCTATCTTGTTATATCTTTCACGTTGCCTTAACTCCTTAGCGATGTCTACCGCTTTTTCCAGTTCGGCTCTGACTGGCGCGGATGGCATTTGCTTGCCTTTCTGCGCCTGACTTAGTTGCATAGCATTTTCCTTTGTCTCCCCATTTCCATCCCTTTTTCCCGTTTTTCAGGGAGCAGCGTTGCATGGGCATCAGTTGAGCCTATCTGGTATTTCCTCTACATCGGTTGTACCGATCAGGGCTTCAAGTTCTCTCTCCAGTTCATCAGTAGATTTATCCGCATGGGAAATAGTCTGTTCTATCCTCTCTGTAGGTTTGTAACCCGTCCTGTCGAGGATGTCCTTTATTGCACCCAATTTGACTGCCTCGCTCACGGCGTTGTCAGCAAGACACCTTAATTGGGATAAAGCACCGGGTACACAGTCCTTGAGCATCTTCTGGGTCCTTTTGTCTATTTCCCCAGCGAACTGCTCTTTCAACTTGTACCCTTTTTGTCTGGCAATGTTCTTTGAATATCCGGCTTTAATAGCGGACTTGGTGGCATTGCCTGACAGGCAATACTCCTCTATGAAGACTTGTTGCTTTTCTGTTCTTATGGATTCCATTCTTCTACTTCCGGTATGTTAGGGTTCTTTCTTCCTGTGAGCCAATCCGGTACATGAGGAATCTGGATAGGTGGCAATGCACCCTTCCAGTCCAAATGCTCGAATGGGAAATTGGTTATCCAGTCGGTTCCTTCCAAATTCCAAGGCTGGCTGGGATCGTTGAGTTGCTTCATCCTATCCTGTGCCGCCTTCTCTGCTGCTTCTATGGTTTTATATGTTTTTATGGTACTGCCACTTTCCCGGTCAATCATTCCTGCATCCAGAATAATCTTCCGAGCCATGTCATCAGAAACATACTTACCATCAAAAATGGTAGGTACATTCATCCAGCCCCCATCAGGGGTCTCTACCGTGGCTGTGGTCTCAGAGTGCTTAACCCCGTGTTGGTCTTTATAGACCCTTCTCCCAAACTGGGTGAAATAGGGTAATGGCTCCAGTTCCAAGGTCTCTCTGGGATGCTCCTCGTAGAAAGCCTTGTTATCACTTAAAGTCTGTTGCCATTCTAGGTCGGTCTGATACTCAAGGTCTGGGACAAAATCAAACAAACTCTTAGTCCTTTCCAACAAGCCCATACTAAGCGTTCAACAAGCCCGGAGGTCCTGCGGGTACTCCCTGCATAGGCGGTGCTTGTCCCATCAGTTGTGCTGGGTCAACACCCATTGCAGATAACTCACCTACGATCTCTTGCGCTCTTTGACTGAGCATAGTTAATTCCTGTATCAGTGCGTCAGGGCTTACTCCAGCCTGTGCGCCCATAGGATTTCCTACAGGGGGTCCTCCTGCCATTGCACCCATTGGGTTTCCCATAGGTGGCCCATCCCCGGGATAGGGTAGTCTTTCTCCGCTTGGTCCGATTGGCATAACTCTTCTCCTAAGTGCTTGATTTGTAAAGGTTCTTGCAGTGGTTCTTAATCCTAATCTTTTCAGATTCCAGTAGAACCTAAAATATCCCTCCGCTGTATGGGGACAATATCGAATTTAATCTAAAAATCAAAGGGGGGTCCCGGGGGGTATTTCACGATAGAATTATATTCGAATATTCTAATATAGTCAACTACTGCCTGTGGATAAGTTATTTCGTCCACAGGATCATAAGATTTCGCTAATATACTCATATTAGAATCTGCTTCAATACGAATGTTGATAACCGATTGTGTACCAATTTATCTGTGGATAACTATTCCTACTAACGCGCTTGGTTATTCGGTTCGAACCGACCGGAACCGGACCCCGAACCCGTCGAGCGGGGTGTGGGTGTGCGGGACCCACATTGATACGACCAGATTCGAATGGCCCTCA